TTAGCTTACAAGAGAAATTCGGTTGGCGTTTTCACCACTTCCAGCGTCGTGTGCCATAAATGTGACAATGCTACTGAATTTGCTCAAATGCTCACCGCTCAGGTGAGCATACTTATTGACCATTTCAAGTGTCTCCCACCCCCCCAGTTCCTTCAGCACCATTAGCGGCGTTCCGTTCTGAACATGCCAACTTGCCCATGTGTGTCTGAGATCATGAAATCTGAAATCTTCTATCCCTGACAGTGACATTGCCCTGTCAAAATCAGTCCTGTTGATATATCCCTCCCGATCCCCATCAGAAGAAAACACAAAGTCATTATCGCAAGGTATTTTTCTCATGATGATCACAGCATCATCATTAAGCGGCAACGGCCTGCCTTTTCCAGACTTTGCATTATCAGCTGTTATGACTGCAACCCGCCGGCCAAGATCCACATCCTTCCATTTGAGTGAAAGTATCTCCCCAAGCCTAGCCCCTGTCAGTAGTGCAAACGAGCACACGTGCTTCATCCAGTCGTGACGGAGATTGTCGATAAGGCACTTGGCCTCGCTTTTCTCTATCCAGCGAATTCTCACCTTTGGCTCACGTAGCGACTGAGCGTATGGCTGTCTATCTAGCCATCCACTTTTATCAGCCAAAGAGAAGCCCCTCATTATGAATGATCGGTAGCGATTCTTTGTAGCGTTAGCAAGTCGCTTCCTGGTCGGTAAATTGTGAGTCGGAAGATTGTCAGTTATTTCTTCGCCTGATATTGAGGAAATAATTCTCCCGCCGAAAACATTAAGCCAGTAACGAGCATATATTTGTTTATCTGCAAAGCTGGACTGCCCTACCGCATCGCGCAGGGCCAGCACAATCAAATCCTCAAACATCTTTTCAGGCCGCTTGTCCAAATTAGCTACGGCCCAAAGTTCGTGCTTTATTTTGTCATGGAGCCGCTGAGCCTTTGATTTTTCATTGGTGCCAGCAGAGCGTCTAATTCTCGTTCCGTCTGGCGATGAGACATCGATCCAGTACGTTTTACCTCTTTTGTAGATCGGCATTGTTTCTTCTCCTTACCGACTACAACAGCCAGCCGGATAACATTGTTGTCATTTGCGGCCTGTTGTTCAAACTTTTTAAGACTGTCAGAGTTAGCCCTCCAACGATCACCAACTTTAAACATGTGAAATTTTAGAGGGTTTCTGTAAATAGTACCGGCAGAAACCCTTATGATCGCGGCATATTCTTTAACTTTTAGAAAATGCTCGATCTCTGACATAGTGAGTCTCCAGATTTAGTGAAATCCGTTTCTGTCGTTCCGTGGTGGGGTTAAAACGAGTTACCGATACACTTCGCTGCACATGAGTACAGCGTTGGGCTTGCGCTCTTTAATCAGCGTTGAAATTGTTAAGCACTCGGATTGAGTCGGGTAGATATTGAGTGCTGCATCGCGCTCAGCTTTTAACGTTTCATAATCAGTATTTTCAGACATAACTATTCCTGTTGTTAGTCGCCATAGCCGCCACGGTCGCTACTTGTCCGTGCTGGGCCGTGGTTTTGAGAATTAGGGTTGGCTGCGTAATACTCAAGCCAGTTGTCAATATTTGCTGCCTGGCGCTGGTCAGCCATCAGCCGTGGCAGCGGTGGTCTGTGTGCCGCTATCGCGTTAATCTTGTGCAGCATCCCTGCGTACACGTATCCATTTTCATAAAGCCGTTCGTGTTCTTCTCCGCGCTTTGCACAATCAAAAGCCGAGAGACATCCTGCAATTATTTCTGCATAGTTTTCTTTTCTGATTGTCATGGGATTGCCTGCGGGGAGATAAGAGGCTAGAAGCGCGGGTCTTCCGCAAAGAACCGCTCATCACCCTGATAGTTTCCTGAGTGAGTTGGTGCAGTATGACCTTGCTTGCGCTCATCCTTGTCTTTCAGGGTGATTAGCATTTTCGCTATTGTTTCTGCCGGGGCGTTGGCTACATGCTCTTGTAGCGTTCTCTGGCTTTGTGCAAAGTACGGAATGCGAATATCAAAGTTGTAAGTCTCACGACCATCATCTTTTGTTTTGAGCGTTTTTTGCAGCACCAGACCCAACTTGCGGCCTACAAACTCAGGGGCCACATCAATGCCAGCTTCATTCTTAATCATGGTGAGCTGCTTAACGCCAGCGCAGCCCATCATCGCATTTATCATATTTACGCCATGCGTATTAGAACTTCCGTCTTTCTTGACGGTGTAAACATTAAGGTAATTTGCCTTGCGCCCATCATCAGTTTCAACAGAGAACTCAACTGATTTAGCGCCGCCAGAGCTGATCACATATTTAGCTTCTGAAATGGTGAAGACGTAGGCGCCAGACTCATTAATGAAGCCACTTAACCCTGCTGATAAACCCGAATCCTGGTCATAGACGAAAGTTACATTGCTCATGCTGCGTTTCCTTTAATTTGGTGAACATTATTGATGCCGTAGTAATCGCAAATATCCCGATCTACAGTCAGAAGATCATTTTCAATTTCTTCAGTTTCGAAGAGGCCCATGGGGGATTTAACGGTGTCATTGCCATTATTTTGGGTTGTGAAAAAGTATTTTTTGTCATGGACAGATGTTTTTAAAACAATGGTAAACATTCCCTCAACCGTTACTTTTTCATCCAGCATCTTGCCGATAGTTTTCATTTTGACGCGCCCAAGGTTGGTTTCCTCTGTATGGGCCATAAAGTAAATTCGCAAGTCATCTGGCGCGTCCTGCGCTGCTTTAATGATGTCCCACATGTGACGACCCATTTGTGCGAACTTATCAAATCCTTTTTCGTTTACTGAATCCATGAATTCGGTACACATCACATATTGGAAGTCATCAATGATGACTATTTTCTTCCCGTATTTTGTCGCCCTATTAATGACCTCTCTGATTAATGACCAGTCATGCGTTGCAATAATGCTTCCTGTCTTCTTGGTGGCATCCCATGGCTGCCAGTTTGTTGATTTGAACGGTAGCCGCTTCCTTACGACCTGAATAAGCAAGCAATCATCGGGGTTGAGATTGCGCAAGCTGGTAGACTTCCCTGTGCCAGATTCACCAAGGATTAATGTTGCGGTACCCACAAATCACCTCCATAAATGATTTACGCTTTTTGGCTGCTGATTCCCTTACTTGCTCAACCAATTCGCCTTTAATCCCCATCGCGTCCAGTGCAATGATTGCTAGTTGTTCAGCCGACACTCGACCGCACTCCAATTCATTTTTAACAAAGGCCAGAGTGTCCATACTCTTTAATGATTCGCGCCTTGTGATAATCAGCTCTTTGAATTGTTCTTCTGTCATGCGGCCTCCTGAAGCTCAATCGATACATCCCATTGGTAAATGCGACGCTTGGCAGAGGCGCAGGACAGGTAATTAGCTGCTGAGCGCCTGCTTCCAGCTTTGCGGCAGGATCTCGCGCAATCCAGCCAGTGGTTATGCCACCACTTGAGTTCCTTTTTGGTCATAACAACCTCCGGTAATACAGGCTGAATACCATTTCGAATAAGTCGTCATCGTGTTTTTCAATGGCGAGGACGGCCATAAGTTGCAGTGCTCTGGCAATATTCACGGCTCACCTCGCTGGTTTAATGTTTTAGCAATCCAGAGCAGAAGCTCTATAAGTGGATTGCGTGGTGGTTCATCAGAGCAGCCCACGCAAGGCCACCCTGCTATACAAAAGGTATGCATGGGATACTCCGGTTTAATTAGTAGTTAATGCGAGTGTGAGGGATTTCTTCGTCTTTCAATGCAATCAGGACTTCGATTGCCTGTTCGCGGGTTATGCTAGTGCGACCGAGAAGAGCGGATACGATTTCGGTACCAACTGCCTTACGATGCTTCTCATTAGCCGCGCGCTTAGCCGCTTCATCAGCAACACGCTTCTCTTCAGCTAACCGTGCGTCTTCTTTCTGCTTGGCTTCACGTTGAACTCGCTCAGCTTCCTGTTGTGCTTTAAGTTTCTCGGCTGCGATAGCGTCCTGCTTCTCGCGTTCAGCTTTAGCGGCTGCATCCTTTTTGTCTTGTTCTGCTTTTTTCTCTGCTCGCTCATGAGCCAGCTTTGCATCACGTTCACGTTGCTCTGCTGCTTCAATGTCACGCTTGGCTTTTTCTTCAACTTCCCGCTTCGCTTTCTCTGCGGCATGTTGAGCAATGAATTCTTCATGAGCCTTGCGCAGACGCTCAACTTCTTCAGCTTTCTCTTTAGCGTCACGGTCAAAAGCGTCATTCATCAGCAGGGCCATCTCATGGTCAGACTCTTTCTTTACCAATCGCTCTGCTGTAATGCTGGCATCCATTTCATGGGCTTCCTGCCACATGGCTGCATAGGCTGATTCTGCTGCAAGTCGCTCCTGTTCGACCTCCCAATCAGTAACAGGCTTTCGGATGGCTACTGCAATTTTGTCCATCTCATCACGAAACTTTTTTCGATTGGCATCTATCAGGGCGGGACGCGCTTTTAGTTCAGCAACCAACTCTTTAGCGCGAACCTCAAATGCTGTTTTTGATTTTCGTACTTGGTCAGCCATCGTGATGTAAACGCCGCGACCTTTTGTAGTTTTAAGGTCACCAACTACCGAACCGGCCGTCTTACGAACGTTATCAATCAGCTCATCAATGAACTTGTCATTCAGTAACGCAACTTCCAAATCTACTTTTTCGGCTGGCAAGGTGACGAGCGCCAGTTCCTTTTTTTCATCACTCATGCTCATTTCCTTATAAGTTTGCTTCGTAAAAAGACTTAATGGCGGCTTCGAACTTTTTGAAATCAAATGTCCCGGCATCACCGGCCGAATCTGATTCAATCCAAATTGTTCCGTCTGCATAATTCGATATTGTGAAATCACCGATTTTCACCGCTTTGGACTTTCCGCTATCAACTGAAGGGTTTGTGTCTGTGTTTGTAAATAAAATTCTCATGCTCATGTCCTTGTGTTTAGCCCACAGCAAAACGCCGACAATGATGTCAGGCTTACTCTGGGGATTGGTGGGGGTGGTTTAACCGTTTTGCTTGGGGTTAATTTTGGTAACTGGAATATCGTCGTAATAACTTTTGCTGCCAGAGTCGTTCATATTTCACCCTCTCGCCTTAATCATTGCGTCTGCGATTAAATACGCTTCCTCAGCCAATTCTTTGTAATGCGGTGAATTTTGGCCGCCGCCAAATGAAAGGCCATCCCATCGGCGGATAATCCCCTGCATCGCCTTGGCTGCAAAACAATCCCTGAGCGTCATTCCAAGCCCAATGTGCGGCGTATCATTCAAATCACCACACCACGGAAACGCTGGGCCGCCTGTTTTAATTTCATCTGTCATACAATCACCTCATCTAGTGGTCTTGCCAAAGCTCACTAATAAGTAAGCAGTGGTAAGGTCACTCATTATCGGTCACATAATTACCTCTCCAGTTTTGCGCCTGTTATCCATGGTCAGGTTCCCTATAGAATCTAGTGGTCTTATTGCTGCCACCGGTTAAGTGGCAGGGGTAAGGTCACTGGGGTTCCGAAATGAAATCCAATACTTCTTGCAAATCACCGTCACACAGAGCTACATATCCATCCGCATGCATTCGTTGAAGCCACTCAATGCTTATGTTTCGATATTGACTCATCATTCATTCCTCATTTACCCGCCAATAAAAAAGGCCACCTAAGCGACCTCGTTAATCTTCTTCTCCCTCGCCAACTAACTGGCTTAATTCGACTTGCGTAGGCTTCTTCCAGTTCAGGATTTGCCCCGTTTCAATATCGATATCAAGCTCGAGATAATCGCCGTAGTGGTTGCCGGGGAAGAAATCAGGAACATATTCACTTTCTAATGTTCGAATGACTTCACCGTCAGCATCAATCACATCTGCGGTAAATGTATCGCGCACTTTGATGCACGTCTTAATGCGCTTAACGTCAATATCGACCTTTATACCTAATTCAGTTTTCATCTCTTACCCCTTAATAACGTGATAGCAATCTTCACGAACGTTACGGAAGCCTGCTGCAACTAAATAAGCGGGATACTGTGACCGCGCATCTTCTGGCGAGCGTTGACTTGCTGGTCGTAGTTGCCGCGAATTTTCAGATTGTCGCGCTGGCGTTTCTCTGATGCTTTCTCTGCCATCGCACAGTAAAACTCTGCTGCTTTTTCTATCTGCGCTCTGTATTCGAAGCTGATAGGGTTGATGGCGCTTTCTATGCGGCTAGCTGGCTTACGGTTCAATCGCAGAGTGGGGTGCTTAATCTCACGTGACTCTGGTTCTACGATGCCGTGTTGTGCGTTGTATGCTGCTGTGAGAGCCAGGCGCTTATCGTTACGGCGCTGTCTGGCGTTGTCATAACCTTGATGAGCCATGGTGAAATAACTAAAGGGAGATTGGAGACAGCTTCATATAACGCTGCTTAGGATTGATGACGCTAGTAGCTGGGCGGCCTTTGTATAAAAATTCGGTTTTAGTGTGACCAACGAAAGTGCGACCAAAGTAGACTGGATTTCCAGAAGCGCGCACGGTGACCTTAAGTAATTTAGTATTCATAAAACCTCCTGTATGAGTTTTGGTGATGCGGTGGCCGGTGCTGATATCCGGCATGGTCACTTGCCCTTTTGCCCAGCTATGTTACAAATCGACTCTGGCCGCTAGGCTTGCTCGCCAGTGCATCAGCCTGCACATTCACCACATCCCAAAACTCATTCGCTTTGGTTGTTTTGCACTTTTCAGCGCTGTTATCTTAAAGAACACTTCCTGTTTTACTTTTGGCGTCCTGCCGTTTCGATGGATTAAAATATACAGACAAAACTGTATTGCCGTCAACAGACAAAACTGTATTTAGTATTGATGAATACACATAGACCTGTTTTTTAAGGTAATTTAATTCAAAAATAATTCAGGCGTGACCCTTCGTACCTGGCTATCAGGCGTGAAAAGTGTGCTAAATTGGGTGAAATTCAGACGGAGGTTGGAATGTCAGACTCAGATTCGGTATATAACGAGGCATGTAGAGTGGTTGGGGAATGCTGCCTGATGTTGGCGCAGAACGGCGAAGAGATAAGTAGGGCGCAAGTGGCGTATCAGCTTAAGCGTATACACTGGCAAATCATGGAGCAGACAGGTGAATCCAACTTAGCTATTAAGTTGGCAGTAGAGCAGCTGGAAGATGGGTTGGTGAAGTAGGGTGGTGAGATTGCCAGATTACAGGCACAAAAAACCCGGCAGCGGGGCCGGGTTATAATTGGTTATTTATCAGATTCTTCAAGATCCAGAGGGATAATATCGTCGAACCTAGGGTGAATTCTATTCATCTTTGCAATGAAGTCAGGGTAATCGTTTGACAACTTCATTACTGTTACTGATGAGGATAGATGCTCTCTAAGTTTCTGCTGCCCAACGTTTGGAGTAAGAGATTGGAATAATTTAGTTCCTTTTGACGCTGTTTTTGTTTTCTTTTTTAGTTCTTCTAAGATGTTAGGAGCTAATCTTTTATAAACAATGTCATTTGTCAAAACACCAAAATACTGAGGTCTGAATTTGGGGTTTGATGGCGGGTACTCTAGGCCGCGCAAACGGAAAAGCTCTTCATAATACTCTGGAGGAAAGGTAGTTATGTAGGGTTGAATTTCTTTTGCTACAAATGCCTCCAAAATTTTAGCTAGGGCGTCTCTTTCCCTGTCTCGTTGATATCCAGTAGCCTCATCGATAAGGGCTATAACCCCCACTTCCGCGAGACCTCTAATGAGGATTTCTGCTTTTTTAACTGTGCCAGACTGGGATGTTCTTAAAGCCTTATCGTCATTTGCCTTCAAATAAACGTTACAAATTGCGGGCAAAATGCTGGCGTCATATCCGGATTTGACGGCCCCTGAAATAGATTTAAATTCGACAGGTTTGATCTTCTCAATAACATCATGATTTATATATGGTATTAGGTTCTTTGCATCCATGAATGGTGGTAGTTTGATCTCTACGCCCTCTGGCTGCCTTTCACCCCTCTGAGGCCTGCCAAATGCCTTGAAAACAGCCGATTGTAGAATGATTCTCTTGCCATTGGGCAAAACAGCGACATCTAAAGTGATATCACCAATTTTAAGCTCCCCTTCATTGATGGCGACTGGCAAGGATGCCTTGTGTTTTTTCGCAGCAACCGCCTTTTGCGAAGATGCTTTCCTTTCCGCTGCCGTCATCTTAGCCGCTAGTGCCTTCCCACCTTTAGCTTTGCCGCTTACCACTTCCTTTTTTTCGCTTTCCATTTTTTGCGCTCTCGTGTTGTGAAATTACGAGCAATATAATCATATGCACGTTGTATCGTGCAAGTTTTATTTTTTTCACAACAAAAAAGGCCGCCTAAGCGACCTTCATCTTTACCCACCCCTCTATGGGCTAGCAGTGGGTTAGCGCTTACGTCTATAGATTCTGTGTTCAACCATGGTGCCAATAATTTTCAATGGCTTATCAGATGAGTTCAGGATCGGGTAATCATCATTCAGCGGAACAAGCTCAAAGTGTTGCTTCCCAAGCATGTCTGTAAAAGTTGGCCTATATTTTTTAAATGTAGCCTCATGGTCACCGTTGGCGGCAACTACAAATTCACCCGGGTATGGTTCGATGTCAGGGTCAACGACGATTACATCACCAGATTTGAATTCTGGTTCCATTGAGTCACCATCTATTTCAAGGGCAAAAGTACCCTCAGACCAATCTCTATCCGTGAGAACATACTCAAACTCCCCGCAGTAATCAGATATGTCCCTGCTATGAGCTAACGCCCCAGCTTGTACGTAGCTAATTAAGGGGATTTTCCTTGTCCCGACCTCTTTCATTGTCTTGAAAGCCCCACCATTTAATAACCAATCCGGGTCACATTGGAGTGCTTTGGCGATCCCAATAATATTGCGAGGTTTTTGGGTTTTCCCATCCTCAAGGCTTCCCCATGATTGCTGACGAATTCCGGCCAACTCAGCAGCCTCTACCTGAGTTAACCCAAGCTCCGTCCTTCTATCTCTAACTCTTTTCGCAAGACTCATGTATGCCTTCTCCATTTGGCATGATCTCAACAGAAAATACTGTATTTGACAAACAGACAAGTCTGTCGTTAAATACAGATAAAACTGTGGAGGCAAAAATGAAAATGGACTCGATTTCAGAGCGTATTAAGAAAAAACGTGCCGAGTTAAATCTCACCCAAGTTGAATTGGCAGAGAAAACCGGCATTAAACAGCAGTCACTACAACAAATCGAAGCCGGTGTAACAAAGCGTCCTCGGTTCTTACTTGAGATAGCAAAAGCTCTTGGTTGCGATCCCCACTGGCTCATGTATGGCGACTCATCAGACAAAGCCGCTTAAGCACCACCCGCTCCTTAAATCCTCTGCGCTGAAAAGCGCCCATTAAAACTAAGTCCCCAGATCATCGGGGAGGAATAACAACATCTAAACCACAAGGGAAGAGTACGCAATGGAACGTGCAAGTAACAGCAAGAGAATTATGGAAGTTGAATCTGAGCTACGAAGCCGAATGGCTATCAAGGGCCAGAGCAAGTTTGCGCGGGAGGCTGGCTGGGCCGAATCAAAGGTAAGCCGGTTAAACGTACATGACATGGCAGTGACGTTTGTTCTTCTGGAGAAGATATGGGAGACGAGCGTGATAAGGGAAATCGCAAGGCAGGCTGTGATTGCGGTGACCGGAAAGCAAAAAGCCCCGGCGGTAACCGAGGCTTCAGAGCAAATAACCATGAAGTTTTAACTGGATCAATTCACAGGAGTAATTATGAACGAGAAGCCAATACTTTTCAATGCCGAGATGGTCAACGCCATTCTCAGTGGTCGCAAGACTTGGACGCGCCGGATTATGAAGGTTCAGCCAGAGCCAAGCAAATCACGCAGTGGTGATTACTGGTTCCCATGCAACAAGATGCAATCCATGGTTCATGTTTCAGATCTTCTACCTGGCAATCCCTACATGCCTGACGCTCACGAATTTTTCAGTACATGCTGCCCACTTGGTGGTATTGGCGATCAGTTATGGGTTCGAGAGGCATTCGCTGCCGGGCTATGCACTGAATCAACGTTAGCTTACCGAGCAACTCACAAGACGGAAGACTTGGAAGAGGGCTGGGGCGAAACCATCAAATGGACGCCATCAATCCACATGCCGCGCTGGGCGTCACGTATCAATCTGCTAATCACCGGCGTTCGTGTTGAGCGGTTGAAGGATATCAGTGATGTGGATGCAGCGGCGGAAGGATGCGCGTACGGGAAAGGGAATGGTGAAATTGATTTGGCTGTAAGGCCAGAGAATCACTTCCCTACTTTGTGGGCATCTATCTACGGTGCTGAAAGTTGGCAGGCTAACCCATGGGTATGGGTAATTGATTTTGAGCGCATGGAGGCCAAATGATGCGAAAGAAAACTAACGCAAAACAGCGAGACGTTACTCAGCAGCGTTCTGCAAAGCCAGACGAATTAGTCATGGTCTGCGTGGACAATCCAATATTCGGAAACAAGCTCGTTGAGAAATTCAAGGAGCTTAAGGCTATGCAGGGGAAAGCCAATGAGTAACACCGCTGAAAATCTCATTCAATTTCCAGCGCAAGTTCAGCGCAGGGGTTCCCACATGGAGAATCAGAAACAAGGCCATGTTGCTATATTCAGAAGCGCTTTATTTGCTGACTGGGCGCGTGATCCAATAAAGCTTGCTACATGGGTTCAGCTAATAGGCCGGGCTAGCCATAAGGCTCGCATACAGCAATTCGCCGACAGAGAATGGCCTTTAGAGCGAGGTCAATTAGTTACTACAGCAAAGGTATTTTCATTGCTCTTGCTCGATAAGAAAGGGGAGCCATTACCGGTTAAAGAAGTTCAGCGGCTTTGGTTATTTTTTGAGAATGAGGGGATGATTTCTAAGAGGGGAACGCCATTCGGAACGGTGTTCACCATCATAAATTATGACAGTTATCAGTCTGGAAAATCTGTCCAAGGTTCTGTCCAACCATTTGTCCAACCCAAAGCCTCGCCATTACTGGTCTCGGAGGGTGTTGTTGTCCAAGGCCCTGTCCAACCATTTGTCCAACATAACAAGAATGTTTTAAACAATTTAAAAGATATACCCCCTATAGTCCCCCAAGGGGAGGAGGTGGAAGAGATTTTAAATCAGGCAAAACAGGCTTTGGAATATTACAACGAGATATCAAAAAGCACCTGTCGTGATGCCAAGCCATATCTCACCCTGCTAACAGCAACAACCAGTCGATCAGCTTACACCCTGCAAGACCTGAATTTAGTCACTCGCTGGGCCTTAACGGTCTGGAAGCGTCGCGGTAACTCATGCCCTAAACCAAAAAGCCTTTGTGCCGTAACCCGGTTCGATGGGTATTTATCCGATGCTGAGAAATGGCTTCAAAGCAGCGTTGATATTGACTGCCAAGCCGTTATTGATGCTTACAACGAGGTCACCGCTGGGAAACTTCCAGAGGCTGATTTGGATAGGGATCGGGAGATAGCCATTCGTGAACTAGCTCAGCACTTGGCAAAGAAAAATGTCGAGGGCTTCAGGGCTTATTTTGCTGGGTTTATCGAAGATGCCAGAGATTTCTATTTCGGCGGTCCTGACGGGATCGGCTGGAAGGCAAGCTTTGAATACCTGATGAAACCAGAAACGCTACGGAAAGTGAGAAGGGGTGAGCTGTGATTAATATTGATATCGAAGCCAGTGTGATTGGTGGTCTGCTGATAAGCGGGTACACGCCAGATGCAAACGAAGTATTGGCAACAGTAGACCCGGATGCTTTCACCGTTTCTTTGTACCGTGAGACGTTCAAAGAGATTAAGCGGCAAGCTTCCACTCGCGGTCTGATTGATAGCCTGATGGTTGCCGAGGCTATGGGTGAGGGTAATTTCTCCAACATCATCATGACCACAAAGAGCTGCCCCAGCGCCGCCAACCTAAAAGGCTATGCGCAGGTAGTGAGTAAATACCACCTGATCCGCCAGTTTTCCAAGCTGATGGAAACTAATTACGACAGCATTACTCAATCCAATAACTATGAGCAGGCGCTTGCAGGAATTGAAGCGTTCATGACCAAAGTTAACAGCATGGGGAGGCCAAGCACTGAAGTAATTCCAACCCACATCGATGAGCTTTTAGAGTCTTACGCTGATGTGTTGGAGCGGCGACTCAAAAACGGTGAAGCATCCGACACGTTGAAAACTGGCATTGACGAACTGGACGAGATCACCGGCGGCTTAAACCCTGAAGACCTGATGATTGTTGCTGCCAGGCCGGGGATGGGTAAGACAGAGTTGGCGCTAAAGATTGCCGAGGGGGTTGCTGATTCATACGTTACTCGCGGCGATATCGTAGAGCGTCGTGGTGTGTTGATCTTCTCAATGGAAATGAGCGCCCATCAGGTTATCGAAAGGTCAATTGCTGGCGCGTCCAATATGCCAGTATCTAGCCTGAGAAAGCCAAGCCGAATGGGTGACGAAGATTGGGCGCGGATATCCCAAGGAATTGGGATGCTCAAAGGGCTTGATGTTTGGGTTGTTGATGCATCAAAGCTTAACGTTGAACAGATGCGCAGCATTGCTGAAAGACACAAGCAACGGCACCCAGCGTTATCCCTCATCCTGGCTGATTACCTCGGACTTATTTCCAAGCCAAAGGCAGAGCGAAACGACTTAGCTATCGCCCACATTACCGGATCACTCAAAGCAATGGCGAAGGATTTGAAAACCCCTGTCATCTGCCTGAGCCAATTATCGCGTGACGTGGAAAAACGGCCGGCTGGACAGCGCCGCCCAACGAATGCCGATCTGCGTGATTCAGGCAGTATTGAGCAAGACGCTGACACTATCGTGATGCTGTATCGCGAAGCTGTTTACAACGAAGACAGCCCAGCTGCGCCTTATGGCGAAATCATCGTAACTAAAAACCGATTCGGCACCCTCGGAACTGTTTATCAACTCTTCAAAAATGGTCACTTCCTGCCAACAGATCAGGAAAGTGCTCACGACATTTGCAAGGGTAAATCAACCGCAGCGCCACAGGGCCGGAAATATGGGAGAGATATTTGATGGACATAACTAAATCGCGGGAAGATTTTGAGGCTTGGGCTGAAAAAAACGGATACAGAATGGACTTAATCCCAAACAGCGATATTTATTCATATTTATCGACGCGCTGTTCATGGGAGGCATGGCAAGCGGCGAGAGAGAGCATTGTGGTGGATATTCCTGAGGAAATGACCTGTCGTGAGGCGCTAGAACAAGGCCATACGAGTGATTATGCCAACGGGTTTACAGCCGCAATTATTCAATGCTATGCCGTTGTGCGCACTGCCGGTATTCGAATCAAGGGAGAGAGTGAATGACATGAAAAAAACAACAATTGTAGGATGCCTTCACTGCTTAAAAACGCATGCGGTGGGCGATAGAGTGAAACCGGATGTTTATTCTGGCGGGGAATGGATTACTGAGTGCCCTGATTGCGGGTGCTCCCAGTTCGTTTCTACACGACAATTGATGAAGATTAAACGGGAGCTAACTTCATGAAAGCATTAGATAGTTTCACTGTAGAAGAGATTGAAGAAATTATAAGTTCCTGCCAGCAAGAAATTCACAACACGCCAACCAGTGATGAGTTTCCTGTAAGCCCTCGATTACTGCTTTCACTAGCCCGAATCGCGTTAGCTGCAAAGAGGGCCGAGCCTGATTATTATATTTTGCGGCTGGAATATGATGACGCCTGGGGCGGTGAGATATTGTTCAGTACATATGAAACTGAACTTGAAGCAATCAAATCAAAGTCAGACCATGGCGGCGAGATTATCCCTGCCTACACCACCCCACAGTTGAACTCTCCGGAGATACCGGAAGGAGGGCACATAAAATGAGCAGCAGGACAGCGTGGGGGCAAATGCTAGCAAGGTGCTACGACCCAAAAAATCACAAATATTCTCGTTACGGGGGAAGAGGGATACGTGTATGTGATAGGTGGATATGCTTCAGATTATTTTTAGAGGATATGGGTGAAAGACCAAAAGATATGACACTGAATAGGATTGATAATGATGGAAACTATTCCCCAGAAAACTGTGAATGGGCCACGCATAAACAACAGGCTCAAAATAGGTCTGGCAATAGGCTTTTAACATTCAAAGAAAAGACGATGTGCATCAGTCAGTGGGCACGAGAAGTCGGAATGAGCAGGGAATCAATTAGTAACCGATTGAAAAATGGTTGGTCTATTGAAGATGCACTGACAGTAAGCAAAGGTGAGAAAAGATGGAAAAATTAACGCAAATTACTACCACATATGACCCAAAAAAATGGAAGCTGGTGCCGATTGAGCCGACTCAGAATATGGTTGATGCGCATATTAGCGGTATGCAACTCGCAGGATTCAGCCGAGCCTATCGCGACATGCTAGCCGCCGCACCAGAACCACAAAACCAACAACAAAATATTCCTGAAAATATTCCGCAAGGCTGGATTAAGTGCAGTGACCAGATGCCGGAAGTTGGCGATGTTGTTATCACCGCTTATCAAGGCTGTACCAATGTTGGGCAAATGGAGCGCTCTGGTAAAACTTACAGATATTTCACCTCCATTGCCTCTGGGCGTGAATTGCCAGCCACCCACTGGATGCCACTACCCGCCGCGCCGGAGAAGCCACTATGATGCTCTATGATGAGTCTGGATATTTATCAATCACGAAACAATTAGCCATAGGCATACACCAAAGATTCTGTCGGCATCACTGGTGCGGTCATTTCCATATCATCCACTGGGGTGTTGGATGTGCTGGGAATCTTGGTTTCCAACAAAAATTCTGCCCGAAATGCGGGAAAGTTGAGTCAGCAAATGGATAAACAGAAATACTTACTTCTAAACGAAAGCATCAGACAAAACGCAATAGCAGCCATCAGAAACACACCGCTCGATTTCAAATCCCCCAAAGAAGTCATCATTCAGGAACCCAAGCGAAGCCTTCCACAGAATAACAAAATGTGGCCGCTGCTTACTGACATTGCCGAGCAAGTTTTCTGGCATGGCGAGAAGTACAGCAAAGAGGACTGGAAGGATTTAATCACAGACCTTGTAGCAGAAACCAAGAAGCAAGAGCGCAGACAGGCCCCGGGCATTACTGGTGGCTATGTCCGCTTTGGTCATCGCACAAGCCAGATGAGAAAGAGTGAGATGGTGGAGATTATCGAGGCCGCTTACTGGTTCGGAACTGAGCATAACGTGAAGTTTAGCGATGATGCCAAGCGAGATGTGGAGTGGGCCAACAGGTTCGGTGACAAGGGGAAGGTGGCAGCATGAAGTTGAAAATAAAAGAAACTGGATGGGATGAGATAACAACGGTTTCCACTCAAGTGGAAGCTCAATCTATCAAGCCATTCATGACTATCGGTAAGTGGATTGAAGCAAACAAGCGAATCGGGCTTTTCCACAAGCGCACCAAGTGCCAGTGCTGCAAAACAAAGTGGGAAAACATTTCTGCGGAGCAACCTATGTTCAACGCGTTAACCAGTCGCGGATGGAAGCAAATATGCTTGAGTTGCTGCCTTACGTTTACGTGCATCTCACTCCCAGAGGGAAACGAGGATGAGCCGACAACGTAGCCCCACCCAGATAGCCATAGACAACCTGATATTCCGCAAGACCTCTCGAACCAAGCCTAAACCCCCAATCCCCGCCAGCGAAATACCCACATATGACGCTATCTATCCGTTATTAGCTAAACGCTGGCTAAGACTCAGGAGTAGAAAGAATGCTTGAACTACAGCGCTCCGTCTGCGCGTTCTGCCGCGCAACGCTAAAGCCCGATGAGGTTTATTCTTGCGATCAATGCGAACGTGAAAACGCGAGCATAGAGATGCTGGAGGAAGTCGATGATAACCGGCAAACCAAAGAATAAGCCGCCAAAGCTAAAGAAGTGCAAAGTCTGCCCCACCAAGTTCACCCCTCGAAACTCCCTCCAAATAGTCTGCTGCGGTCACTGTGCCTACCTCTACCAAAAGCAGCAATCTGAAAAGAAAGCGGCTGATAAGGCACTGGAGGACAGAAAGGCATGGCGAGAGCGCAAGGCTAAGTTGAAGCCGCTCAAGCACTGGGAGGACATGACGCAGCGAGCGATAAACGACTACATCACTAAGGGCCGAGATGTTGACGAGCCGTGTATTAGCTGCGGCACGTATCAAGCGTATGAATGGCATGCAGGGCACTTCAGAACGATAGCTAAGGCATCACAGATTCGTTACGACGAGGACAATATAAATAAACAATGCAGTGCATGTAATACCCATCAGTCAGGAAATATCACGCCATACCGCATCAATCTTGTAAAGAAAATCGGCACTCAGCGCGTTGAGGCGCTCGAAAACAACAACACCCCACACCGATACACCCGCGAAGAACTCGACAGCATCAGAGCGCTGTACAGAGCGAAATTACGTGAGCTTAAAAAACTTCAGGAGGCCGCATGAACGCAGATGTGAAAACCATTCCCGAGTTACTAATCGCCGCCTATGGCAACCAATCAGCTGTGGCAGCCCAGCTAAATACTCAACGCTCAACGGTAAAAAAATACGCCAATGACTTTAAAGGCGAACGCCACGCAATTGTTAATGGTCGGCTGATGGTTGGGACAACAGGCAGGAAGAGGATTGAGAAATGAGACTGGAATCAATAACGAAACACTTCTTCGCTAAATCCACAATGATTAGTGACTCTCCACGGGCAACGGCTTCTGATTCACTTACCGGCACCGACATAATGGCAGCTTTAGGGTTGGCAGACCTTAAAAGCGGCTTCGGGCTGGAATTGTTTTTGGCAAAGCAGGGGATCAGTAATCCGCATCGCGCCGTGGAAAGTCTTACTCAATATGCGCTGAAAGAATCAGTTAAGTACAAGGCAATCTCTAAGCTCGATGAGGATATTAAACAAAGCGTCGTGCAAACTCTCGCAAGATATGCGTTTGCTGATTATGCGCGTAGTGCGGCCAGCGTTCGTGAGTGTGAATGTTGTAAAGGTGAGAGGTTTATTGAGGCTGACGTTTTCACAATGAAAAGCCATTACACAATGCAGTTACCACAATTTGCCAAAGACTTTGGTCAAAGTCCGAGTGACTTCGAAGTGAAGCGAAAAGTTGAAGAGACAGTCCGGTTGCTGTGTAAGCCGTGCGGCGGGAAAGGCGTGGTTTCCAACTCATGCCGGTGCAATGGGAAAGGTACTGTAGTGGACAAGGAGAAATCAGAACAACAGGGTATCCCGGTTTATAAAACCTGTAGTAAATGCTCAGGCCGTGGGTATTCGCGGCTTAAGTTTTCTGACGTCTACGAGGCTATTAGAGAGCACCTTCCTGAACTGGCATCCAGCACATGCTACGAGAGTTTTAAGCCGCTCTATGAGCTGCTGGTAACGAAATGCTTAATGGAAGAGGGTGTGGCTGATTCAATGCTTGCAAAAGTAACCCGATAGAACACGATGGGAGCATGATTGCCACGGATGGCGACATTATAAAAACAAAGTCTTGCATTTTCCGGAAAAATGGACTAGATTCATCACTAACGGTGGTAATTGCATCCGTTGAAGTGGTAGAGAAGAATTAGAAGCCTCGGTTAATCGCCGGGGCTTTTTCATTTCTACATTCGCATGGGTACTGAAAGAGCCTGAATCTTTCCATCCTCCGAGGCTTGGACGAGGCAGTACCCAGCCGAATGTGGTGTAGCGGTTAAATCCAACACTCGCCAAGGCGGGCACCACATCCTTATCCGTTATCATTTTCACTATCCGTTATGAAATCATCACGCATAACCATATCGAGCAAGTCCTCGGCATGGTCTCTATTTTAGGGCTGCGCTATTGCGTGGCCTTTTTTATTTAGCCCGCCGCCAGCGCCAATCACTCTCAAACAAACTCCGTGTCTGAATGGATCACGGCGGTGGGCTATTCCCAAAAACAGCATATACACGCCCAGGCCAACTGGCAGGGGGAGACTATGAGAATGGATAAATATTCAAGCGGCTCTTCTTACGGCTGGGGGGCATTCACTGTGATGCTGGGTTCACTGTCGCTCAATGAGTGGGCTATCGTCGTCGGCATAGCATGTACAGTCGGTACGTTCACTATTAACTGGCATTACAAGCGTAAAGAGTTTCAGTTGCGGGAGAAGGCTAATGAGTCCAGCTCTTCGTAAGAAAATACTGGCTGTATCGGCTGGCGGGGCACTGGCGATAGCGGTGGCACTGCTCGGTGGACACGATGGCGTGGAAGGGCGTGAGTATATCCCTTACCGTGATGTTGCTGGTGTCATGACAATTTGCGATGGACACACCGGTAAAGACATCATCCCCGGTAAAAAATATTCGGATGCTGAGTGTGATGCTTTATTGCAGAAAGACCTGGCACCGGTACAGCGCATTGTTGATACCGCGGTAAAAGTCCAACTAAGTAAATATCAGAAAGCCGCCTTATATTCATTCACATATAACGTTGGCCAGAACGCATTCACTAAATCCACTCTACTTAAAAAGCTCAACACTGGCGACATCAAAGGCGCTTGCGATGAGTTACGCCGCTGGATATATGCCGGTGGCAGGCCGTGGAAGGGACTACAGAACCGACGCGAGATAGAGAGGGAATTATGTTTAGCGGGATAAAGAACATATTCACTTATCTACCGGCGTTGCTGCTCATCGTCCTGGCTGGCTTATCGCTTTACTTCTACAACGAAGCGGATGAGTGGCACGACAAGGCTGACGCAGCCGCCAAAGAACGCGACGAGGCTCGGTTCATTCTCAGTAACCAGATCCGCATGGTTAACATCATTAACGATATCGCCAAGGCCAACGAGAATGAAAGAAACCGCATTAGAAATAATAGTGAGGTCCGCGTTGCTGCAATTAAAAAAGATATCAGTGCGGACGAATGCGCTACTCGTTCTATTCCTGTTGCCGCTGTTGAGCGCCTGCGGAACCACGCAAATCAAATACGTACAGACTCCGCACGTACCCATACCCGCCAGCCTGCTTTCTGATTGTATGCCGCCGCTCATCCCTGACGAGCTAACATGGGGTGACAGCCTGGCGCTGAACGGTGAGTTGCTGACAGTTATTGAGTTGTGCAATCTGGATAAGGCGAGCATTCGCAAGATTGAGGAGAGCAGAAATGTGTATGGGTCTTGATTTACCCGGAACGGGAACATTCATTATTCTTGGTCTCATCTGCGCCGTTGTTGGCTGGGGAGTGATTGAATTCATTCTGTGGCTATTCAGTTTCATTCACATCAGCATTGCTTGA